CGGCGCCGATTTCAGCCCACGACAGTTCGTGCTCGACCCACAGCGACAGGATCAGTTGCTCGGTTCTTGGCAGTGACTCGATCCGCACCATCACTTTCTCCCGCCGCACCATCACTTTCTCCCGAAAACCCGCAGCACTTTCTCGATCAGCCGACGGATCCACTGACCGACGTCTCCTCGTACCAGTCGAAGCCAACGATGATGTTTCTCGGTGCCGCGGGCGCGATGAAATTTACCGGGATCACCTCGGACCGCGGCGATTCCAACCCGTACAGCACCGCCGTCATCTGCACCTCTTTGACGCCCTCGGGTTCGCCCTCCATCAGATACTCAAACTCCAAGCGCCCGATGTCGTCCAGCACCATTTCGTCGTCGATATACAACCGATACCAGAGTTTGTTGATGTCCTCCGGTGACAACGCGCTCCCGTCCGTCCTCAGCGCGGGCGGGTTAAACGAAATTCTCAGACTCGGCTTTCTCACAGATCACCCCTTGGTTATCGTCGGACCGCGCAGCTTGGCAATGTCCTCCAGCGTTGCCGCCCCGACATAGGTCAGAATCACGGCGCCAAACACCCACGCCAGCGTTTGTAGCAGCGGCATTGCCGCGACCAGTTGGTCAGCGGGCGCGAACACGCCGCTGACCAGCATTGCGAACAGCCCAAGCAGACTCCAATAGGAATGGCGACGGCGATGCCTCCACCACTTGCTGGTGTCTGGAGCGGTCAGAGGCATCCCGACGCCCTCCGCACCCGCGCCCGCAACTCGGGCATCAACGTTTCATCCCAGACTTCGTTTTGCGCCCGCCGCGCGCGCGTCTCGATGCGCCCGCCGCGCTTCTCGATCTCGGTCTTTGCCACGCCCATGTTGGGCGCATAGCAATCGTGGTCCCACTGCTGGCGCCCGCTGTCGAGCCGGATGACGAACTCGGAACCGTCCGCCCGGACATGCACCCGGATCGTCGGTTTTTTCCCAATTCGCCAGTTCTTGTTCACGGCGTCACCCGAACCCCCCGGCTTCGCGGACAGCATCCACGTAGCGCTGATTCTGCCACCGCCCATCCGACGCCCGCCGCGGGCTTCCCGCGTTGTATGCCGCCGCCACCGGCTCCCACGAACGATGCCGCTGGAACAGCACTTGCAGATACCGGCACCCGTATTCCAGCGACATCTCGGGATCCAGCAAGGCGGTCAGATACCGCCCGCGGAACCCAAGTTCGCGCGCCGTAGCGCCCATCACTTGCATCAGCCCCCACGACGTCTGCTGCCCCATGAGTTCCGTTGCTTGGCTCACGCCCCGCGGCGCCGGTAGCGATTGCGGGTCGCCCTCGTACGGGAGGCCGATGCGCACATCCCAAAGCCACCGATAGCCGGGTTCGTTGCGATACGCCCACGGATCGCCCGCGCTTTCCACGATCATGATCGCCCGCACCAACTCCGCCGGGATCATGTATTTCGTCGCGCTGGCGGTCACCAGTTTGTCCACGTCCGTCATTTCAACACCGTCGCCACTACGCCAAACGTGACAATCGCGGTCACCAGATACAGCACGATTGCCGCCCAGTCTTTCACGTCCCCACCGTCCCGGTTGCCCACAGCAACCCGAACAGAGCAAGCACGATCGTCACACCTGTTCCCATCACCCACATCACCGTCGACCACCCCTCCGCTTTCGTTCGCTCCACCACCGTTTTAAGATGCTTGATGATTTCGCGCCGGTCCGCGTCCTCCGCCTTGATGTGCTCTTTCATCGTTTCCTTGGCGTCCCGCACGTCCTCGCGGATCCGCTCTTGGATCATGCACGCGACTTCGATGTGCTTGTCCAACTCGCTTTGTGTTTTGCTCAGGTGCCGCTCACTTTGCGACACCCGGCTTTCCAGCCGAACATGGTCCTCATGCAGCCGTTTCAGCGATTTCCGATCCTCATCGGCGCCGCGCTGCAACGCGTCCATTTTCGTACTGACTCCGCGCACCTCCCGGCGCAACGCACCAAAGTCGTCTTCATTCACTGTCATCATTACCGCCTTGGTCGTCATGCGTGCAGTCGTCGATAAAACACAGCGCGATCACGTACACCGCCAACGCCGCGACGACACCGATTACGATGACGTCGGGCCATTGGAGCGGTGACGTCACACCACGGTGCCTTCGAACAGCATGCTGACTTCACCGTAGGTCAGGTCGCGCGTGGTTCCGTTGGTGACGGAAATCGGCGCCCCCTGAACCGGGATCACATGCAGCAGATCGGTGCCGTCGTCCAGCGTCATCCAGCGACCGTCAGAGGACGTCTGGGAAATCGACACGTCCGGCTTGTCCGGGCCTTGCATCGCTCGACCGCCCGTGATGTTGCCAATCGCGCCGAAGTCACCGCCGACCACAGCCACCGATGCCAGCGTCGCGGCAATCGCTTCGGTCCGGTCCACCGGCGCCGTAGCACCTGAACACAGACGCATCGACGTTGCCGTCGCAATTTTCGTCAGAAAGGCGTCAACCGACGCCGGGGTTGCATTTGCCATCACTACCTCCCGTCAATGCAGGGCGCCAGCACGGCGCCCCGCATCAGCCGTCATCAGGGTTTAGCTGCCACCAACCACGGCGGTTGCATGACCGAACAGCACAACCTCGCACTCTTCGTCCAGACTGGCGACACCCGACTCCACGTACCCGATGGGGTAGTAAGCGGCGTTCGTCTTGTCGACGTTCTTGGCGGTGTTGTTCCAGAACACGACCTCGCCCTGCGCGAAGTCTTTGCCCGAACCCGCCGCCGCCTTGGGCAACATCCACTTGCCCACGCGCATCGCGCGGAACGTCTCGCCTTCCAAGGCGGACGTCAGCGCCACCACGAACGCGGAACCGATGACGTAGCCTACGCCAGTGGTCACGCCACCCGAAGGCGCCACCAACTCAAGGGTGTCGCCTGCACTGCGGTAATTTCCAGCCATCTCTGTTACCTCACGTTGTCAGTCAGTAGGGGATTCCGCGGATCAGCCGCCGCCGGTTCCGGCGTCAGTGATCGCGCCGCGGAAGTCGACCCCGGCAACGCCGAAGTCCAGACGGACCTTGAACCGCGAACCGTCGACGTCGAACCCATCCTGCCGCTCCAGATACGGCGCCTGATTGCCGTCCAAGAACGCGACCTCAAGCACCGGCGCCTCAGCGGGATCCGCGAACATGTAGTAGCGGGTTCCGGACAAGCGCGGGGTGTCGACGATGTCGCGAACCAGCCCGCGGCTGATATTCGGACGGTTCTGGCGCTTGGTGGCTTCGTCGTCATACTGCGACTCGTTGATCTGGCGGGCCAGACCACCCAACCCGATCGGACCCAGCCAAATCGCCGGGCGCAGATCGAGAAAATCGTTGCCCGAAACGTCCATCTGCTGGGCCATGAGCACGCGCAGGGTGTCCCAATGCGCGACCGAGTTCACGGCGCCGGAACCAAGGTTGCTGTGCCCGGCATCGAAAATCGGCAGACCGTCCAGAAGCATCGGACCAAGACCGCCGTTCTCGCCCAGCACGGCATACACCGTCGCCTCGATCGTCCGGCGTGCAGCGCGACCCTGCATTGCAGCCAGCCCAAGGAACGCGCCCAAGTCATCGTTGATGACCATCTGACGGGACATGTTCACGATGTTCCCGCGGGTCTGCACGGCGATCTTCGCTTTTTCGCCGTCGGGGATTTCCTTGTTCTGGAACTCCCCGAGTTCGTTCACGACCTCAAGGTTGCCCAGCGAACCAAGGCGGTAGCGGTTGTGATCGCGGAAGTCCGACACCGACCCGATGGCGCAGAAGCGGCTCCACGTGTCCGGCGCCAGCGCGTAGGCGGACTGCAACGTCTTGTGCATCGTGTTTTCAAGCAGGATCGGGAAGTCCGACGTCGACTGCGTGAACGCTGCACCCACGATCTCCATCGGCATCATGCCGCGCGTCGAAACGCCGCCGCGCTCCAGCGAGTCCTTGGCGATGTCCAGCAAGCGCATACCGCGGAACGGGTTGCTGGAGTCCATCTTCGCCCGGACCTCCGGGGAAGCGACACCGGCACGCACCATCAGAGCAGCGGACACGCCTTCCATCCGCTTGTCGCGCTCATCCAGCCCGGCGGCTACGTTAGCGGCGGACCCCGCCGGATGTGCGGGTTCAACGTCCCGCGCCAAATGATCCAGTAGCTTTGCCATCGCGCCCTCAACCGTCACGTCCACGTCCGCGATCAGGTCTTGATACAGACCACTCACGCCGTCTTTGCCCATGTGCTTCTGGAAACGGTCGCGGATCTCGGTGTTCCGCGCCTTGATCTGATCCCGCAAACGGGCTTCCGCAGCCTTGTCGATCACGGCTACGTTGTCCGGCTGGATCTCAGGGGTTGCACCCTGCGGCTCAGGGGTGGTGCTGTCCGCCTTGGGTGCCGTCGACTGCTTTTTCTCAGTCATGGCAGGTTCCTCTTGAAGTGAAGCGGCGGTTGCCGCAGGGATGTCGAACCGACTCATCCGAAGTGACGCCGCGGCTTCCAGCGGCTCAATCATGTAGTCGGCAAGACCGGCTTCGACGGCTTCCGCCGCCGTGAACCAGTGATCGTCGCCGCCGGACAACAGCGCCAGCATTTCGTCGTACCCGCGACCGGTCTTGAGCGCATACGTGTTCGCCATCGCCGCCGCGTACTTGTCCAGCGTGTCAGCCATCTCGCGCATGTCTTTGGCGTTGCCGATTGCACCGCCCCAAGGGGCGTGAACCATCATCAGGGTGTTGGATGGCATCACCACGATGTCGCCCGCCATCGCGATCAGGCTGGCGATCGAGACAGCCACGCCTTCCACGGTCACGGTGACTTCCGCCGGGTGCCGACGCAGCGCGTTGTAGATCGCCAGACCGTCCGCCACGGATCCTCCATAGCTGTTGATCCGGACGGTCAGTTCTGTGACGTCGCCCAGCGCTTGGATCCGATCCACCACGTTCTTCGCGGTGTTGGACTCCTCCGCCCACCAATCCTCGCCAATGTCCCCGAAAATCGACAACTCCGCAGCGGTTTCGCCGCGGGCGTTGATCCGGAACCACTCACGCCCGCTTGCGGGCTTGCGCGTCGTTTTCGCCTTCGCCATCGTTTGCTCCCGTGTCTGCTGGCGCCGGTGATCCGGTTGCCAGACCTTCCTCTTTCAACAAGCGACGCCAGTTCGCTTCCTGCTCCAGCACGTCCCGCGGGTTTTGGCCGCGACGGCGGATGATTTCCGGACCGCTGGCGTGCACGTTGTTTTCCAACGTCTCCAACGCGACCGCCTCTTTTTGCGGGTCGATCCACGGCATCTGCGGCGGAATGAACAACGCATCGTTGATCGTCTCGGGATCCACGTCCCGCGGGATCCGCAGCTTGCCCGACAGGATCGCGGCGTCGATCATGTCCTCGTATACCGGCGTCACCATCTGCCCGATGAACTCGTTTGCCAGCACACCGTAGGCGCCATACCCCTCGACCAACTCCTGCCGCTGGCTGGAATACGTGCCGCCGTAGTCCTTCGCCGCGCTGGAGTAAGTGATCCGCGTTCCCGCCGCGATCGCGCGCAGTTGCCCCTGCCGGTATGTCGCCAGATTCGCGTTGGGGCGATTGGTGTCGATCGTCCCGACCGATTCGCCCGGCTCCAGATCGTCGAACACCATGCCCGGACGGAACCGGATGTCGCGCATTTCCTTGTCCAAGTCCCCGGTGTACATGTCCGGTTGCCCCTTGATGATGAACGCAGCCATCGACGCGGCAACCTTGGCCGCAACGCGCTCGGACTCCTCGTAGTCCTTGAGATCGTCCAGCCGCGCCATCACCGTCGCGAAAATCGACACCCCGCGGACTTGGTTGATCCGGTTCGTCAGTTTCAGATGCAGCATCCGATCGGCGGACACCGATTTCAGGTCCGCCTCGGTCAAATACGTGGTCTGGTCACCGGGGTGCTTCTTGTAGATGAGGTAGCGCACCGGACGGTTCCACTGGTTGCGCTGGACGCCCATCCGGATGTTCCGGTTGATGTCGTCGTAATTCATCGGCATGAAGTCGGGTTCCAGCATCTCGACCGAATACGGAATCTCCGTTCCGTGATCGAGCACTGGCGACGTGCCAAGCAAGCGCTGCGCCAGCACTTCACCGTCGCGCAGCCACGTCCGGCACAGCAAGCGCTGCGCCGATGCCCAGTTATGGGACCACGTGACCTCCGGGCGTTTCGACCAGTCCCGGTGCAGGGTCAGGATCTGGCGCGCCAACTCGTCATGGATGCTGCCGTCCCGGTGCCGCGGTTGCGGCTCGACCTGAACACCCGCCGGACCCACGACGTTCTGCACCAGCACGTCCAGCACGCCGATCGCCAAATCGTGGTTTTCTTCCAGCCAGCGCGCCTGCTCCCGCGGTGACTCCGCGGCTTTGGCGACCGATTCGTTCCCGCTCCCCACCGACCGGCGCCCCTTGCGGTACGGACTCGGCTTGGCGATCTCGTAATAGCTCAGGATCCGCCGGGCGTGCGCTCGGTGCAGGGCGGTTTTGGGCGCGAAAAACGCGATGATGCGATCAAGAGGATTCATCGTCGAACCTCGCCACTGAGTAGCGCACCGGACGTCGCTGGTTCGCCATTTGCCCCATGATGAATCGGCGCGCCTTGAGCAAATCGTCCATCGTCTGGAACTGCTCGGTGCGGTTGTTGTACCGCGCAATCAGCACTCCGGACGCGATCGCTTCGTCAAGCGCTTGTAGCTGTTCGTGCAACGTCAACGGTTCCATGCCGTTGACCGTAGCACGGAACCATTCGCACTTCGTGACAAGGGGTGCTACAACACCCAGTCGGGACGCCCCAGACCGCTCCCAGACCGTTTCTGACGCGCTGTTCGCCGCCACCGGTACACCGTACTCACGTGCACCCGCAAAATCGCCGCTACGCGCTCTGGATCCGTCCCATCGCGCAACAGACGCACGCCTTCGTCCCGTTTTCCGTCGACCGGCGCCAACACGTATACCCGGAAGCCGCCGAACTCCTCGCGGACCGCTCCCACCACGCGATCAGGATCCCCCTCGCACTCTCCCACGATCTCGCGAAGCCGGTCCAGAAACTCACAGGACCCAATCGTCACGCCCCAACCCCGCGCTGCGCCGTCGCGGTTGCTTCGTCACCGCCGCTTTCAGTTCGCGCCGTTCGTCGCGGGTGATGACGTTGCTGTTCCCGCCGTCCAGCGGGCGCGCCCACGGCGGCGGATTGGACCAGTCGAACACCTTGAGATCGTTTGCTGGGCCAAGGATGTGACAGACGGCGATGACGTACACCCAAAGGTCGAACGCCTCATTCCGCTCACGGATCTTGAACCACTTGCCGTTCTTGTCGACCCGCTCCGACTTCAATTCTTCGTAGAAGGACCGTTTCAACCACTTCGGGAAATGCATGTACCCCGGTCCCGGCGTGACCCGGCGCATCTGCGCGGCTACCACGTTCTTCGTCGCGTTGGTGTCGACCAAGTAAAGCGGCACGTCGCGCATTTTCCGGCCATGCGTGTCCCGACCCCATGATTGCTTGGTCAGAAAACCCAGCTTCCGCCCCTCGCCCTTGAGCAGAAACACCCGCTGGTTCAACCGGCGCGCGCGCAAACTCTGATACCAGCTGTATGCCAGCGTCGTCACGCCCGCCTCGCCGCCGGTGTCGACCCCGACCGCATGGATCAGGAGTTCCCGCCCGTCTGCGATCTTGTAAGTGACGTTCTCGACCACCTTCTGCGTGACCGCTTCCCAATCCTCGATGTACACCGACGGGTCGATTTGCCGCTCCTTGCCGCGCGGACTGTCGGTGATCGAGTACCGATCGACGATTGCCTGCTCCAAGTTCTCCCCGATCGCGTGCACTTGCACCACGAAAGACGCCCGGACACCGCCTTGCACGTCCACCGTCGCCACCAGAAACCGGGTCCAGTCCGGAACGTAGTATTGCCGGTGATCCTCCGCCCGCTCTTCCGGCGCCAACTCGGTGTTTTCGATCAGCGACCGCGGCAGATACGGCATCGCTTGGTCCGTGAACACCGATTTCCGCAGCGTTTCCTCGGATCCGGACAACGCGTACTGCTGCAACCCGTAGAGATACTGCCGAACGATGCCCTCCCATGACTGGTACGCTGCCGCCACGCCGCCCAGCCAGAAACTCGCGATGCGCGACGTCAGCGCTTCGCCCTCCAGTGTTCCGTTTGGTAACACCCGCTGCCCCTCGGCAACCCATACCCCGCGCGTGTTCATCGCGAACTTGTGCTCCGCGGTGATCTGCGCGGCGCAATGCGGGCACCAGATCTGCGAGTGTTGCCCGGCGAACCGGTTGATGTCGATGTCGCGGATCGTCGCAATCAGTTCTTCCGCGTCCGGCAGCGTCGCGAACAACTCCAACCCCGGTTTCGCTTCGAAGTATTCCCCGCAGTGCGGGCAGGGCCAATGCCACCGCTGGCGATCGCCCCGGTTGTAAATCCCAAGGATCCCGCCGCACGGCGGCGCCTCATGCGACGTCGCTGGACGCCACAGCGGATCCTCGATGTCGCGCTCGGGCGACGACTCGACCAACGTCATTCGACGACTCATCGACGTTTCTGTGCGCTTGTGGGCAGTGTCGTAGATCTCCCCGCCGCCCCGAAACGACGGGAAGCGGTCGTAGTCGGTCAACGCCACGTAGCGGTACGTGAACCCCGCCAAATGCGCCGGTGTCGGGTAGGCGAACTTCACCGCCATCCCGTGCTTGAACACTTTGAGATTGATGTTGTTGTCGTGGGCACTCGGTGACTTGACCGCCCGCCACTTCGGTGACGCCTCGATCGCGGGTTCCACTTCCAGCTTCGACAGTTGCGACGCCTTGTCCGCGGTCATGTGCACGATCATCATCCGGCCAATGTCGTGCACCACCACGTGCGCCATCCACCCCAGAATCAACCCCGCCGTCTTTCCGGTTCGCGCCGGACCCACGAAGCACACCGATTCGTAGTAGCGGGAAGCCAGTTCGTCCATCGGTTTCTTGAGGTAGGGGACCATCGACAGTTGCCACGGTCCGGAGTACCCGCCCGGATCCGAGAGCACCAGTATTTCCGACGCCCCTTGCGACACCGGCACCCGCCGCGGACGTTGCAGCGCCCCGAGACAGCCCTTCAAATCAGAGATCGGGTTGCCCAGACTCGACATCTTCGTTTTCCTCCGCCCACCGGATCAGCTTCGACCGTATTTCCTCCAACTGATTGTCGACCTCGCGCTCCGCAATCTCCGCCTGCTTTGGGGTCAACCCGCCCTCGCGCTCCAACTTGTCCGGCAGCGACCGGATCTGCTCCGCGAAAATCGCGATCGTTGTCGTGATGACCCGAAGGATGTCGTCCCGCCGGTACAGATCCTTGCGCGCTATCTGGAACTCCATCTCAGCCATGTGCGCTTTGTAGATTTCCCGCTTCGCACGGGCGCGCGCCAACGCCTCATAGGGCGTCATCGACCCAGACTGGCTCCCCTTGGGACGCCCCGCTCCGGGTCTTTTCCCGCCGTGCTGACCCAATACCTGCTCAGCCACAACCGCTCCCGGCGCCCTCTGGGGGAATCAAGTTTCAGACCCGGTTTTTTCGCGAAACGGACGCCTCGACGCCGCCACC